GCCTCGATTGTATAATATCTATATTTAAAAGCAGCAACGCCCACAAGATACTCAACATTACCACCAGAAATGTCGAAGTCTAGTGCCTCGAGACTAATAGGAAATAGATCATAATAGGTAATCTTGACGTTTGGATTGTTATCAGAATCTAAAATAAAGAAGTCAGCGTCTGAGAAGTTGGCAACTGCACCAAGTCGTTTCTCTGGAACTGCTGGAAATCTGTATGACTGAGACTTATTCCAGTTGATATATTGTTCATGATTTTCTGGGAATGAAAGTCCAGTCAACCAATTATATAGTTCTACGTAATTTGCCATGTTTTCTTGGACGAGAAACCGAATGGCAAGTTCGCCAAACTGTGGTTTCTCTCCTGGATTAAACAAGGCAGAAAGAGGAGTTTCGGTTGTTGTAAATCCAATACTGAACGATGGAATATTTGCTGCTTGACAGAAATATGATACGTTTGGTAGCGTATGAATCTGGAACTTAAAACCATTTGGTTTCAGATAATCAAGATCGCTTGGTTGCGAGTTGCTCCAAGATCCTTCAGTGATGTTTGTTGTCGTAGATACTACCATTGATTCCTCCGTTACGTATATTTATAATGAAAAAGGGGGAAGCATTTCTGCTCCCCCCAGTTTCTGCAACCCTCTCTTCTGAGAAGAGGTATTGATTACATAAGGTTAGTAACCTTAACACGACGATAGTAGTGGTTACGGTTGGCGGTGAATGTATCAGCGTCAGTTGTACCGTTCGACTGCAGAACGAATGGGTTAGCAATCATACCGTAGCGAGTCTTGAAACCAATTTTAGGTTGGAAGGTGTCAGGATCGATTGCACGAACCATTTGTAGTGGAACGTATGGGCAATAGAAGATACCTGCGTCATAAGCATTCGCACCCTTATAACCAACAACGTAGAACTGCGATGCAGCGCCAGCATTTGCTGAGTAAGGATCAACGTATACTTTGTAACGACCGTTAAGAATACCAGCAAAAGTATTGCCTGTATCGTCAACATTCAGAGTTGGTGAACCAGAAAGTGCAGCACCAGTATCAAGCATACCTGCCATTGCAAGAGCAGCAGCAACGTCTGACGAACAGATGATGAAGTTACCTTTACCGCGACGAGTATCTTGAGCAATAACGTTCGCATCGCGTTCGATATTGAACAGAAGACCCTTGAAGCGTTCTACTGACCAACGACCGTTTGAGTCAACGTCAAGATCGAAAGTACCAGCAGTTGCTGTCGAAGCAGCACCTGGCTTAGCAACTTTGTAGATCGTACGGATAACTTCGCGGTTGATTTCAGAAAGAATTTCTTGCGAAAGGATGTTCGAAAGTTCTGACTCAGCGTCAAGACCGTGAATTGCCTTGAGATCCTGTGCCAATTCAACAGTATATTCTGCCTTCAGTGCACGAGTCTTAGCAGTAACGGTTGTCTTCTCGATTGAGAATGCCATTTCGTTGAAAGCAGTTCCACCTGATTCGCCAAGTGCTTCACCAGTAGCAGTAGTAACACCAGTACCTGTGGTATAAGCGCCATCAACTGGGTTTGAACCAGCATGGGTTCCTGTACCAGAGAAGTCTGTGTCTGCTTCGTTGAAGAGTGCTTCCGTACCCGACTGGGTGCTGTAGGCCGACTTCATTGCGAAGATAAGACCAACTGGTCCAGTCATTGGTTGAACACCAGCAACGTCATATGCCATCAAGTTTGGCAACGCACGACGAACGAGCGAGATGAGGATAGGATCGTAGTTATCGATATTAGCACCAGTTGCGTTTGCAGGAGTTTCGAACAACGCAGTCTTTTCTTCTTGAAGAGCCTTTTGTTGGTTTTCGAGAACGACAGCAGTAACTGCACGCTTGTAGGAATCCTTAATTTGTCCCATGCCTTCATGGTTTAGGACAGGTTCCCACTTCTTTTGTAGAGATTCTGAAAGAAACATTTTTTTCTCCTTGTAGGGTTTTTTATTTCAACTTATTATTTATATTAATTTAGATTTGAGACGACATTCTGTCTAGTGCCTTTGAGTACTTCTCCATAAGCGGAGATGCACTGTAGTCAGTCGACTCACCAAGACTGTCAGTCATCTTTTCTTCCGTGGTAGGTTGTGCTTTAGGGAAATAATTTTCTCTAATGACATTCAACTTTTCTTCGAAAATTTCTGCGTTCTCGAATTCTACATCAGCAACAATACTTGCAAACTTCTCAGCGTCGGTTTTTGCGAGGTCTTCGGTAACCGCGATAAGTACGCTTTCTCTTTGAAGTTTAGTATTTTCCGCATGCAGTTCTACATTTGCAGTCATAGTTTGGTCCACACGAGATTGAAGTTCTTCAATCTCGACTTGCATTTCACCAAGCACATCATATTTCTCTTCAGGAACCTCAATATAGTGTTCCGAAAACAGATTCTTAAGTCCTGAAATAAACGATTCAGTGATGTCTGAACGGAGACCGTTCTCAACAGCGAGTTCGTTTTCAGCAATATACTGTTCAGCAACATAAGTTAGGTAAGAATCGACTTTCTCAACAAGTTCGCTCTTGAATTCTTCCATAAGGTCAGAAGCTTCTTCGATAAGTGCTTCTTCAAGCGCCGTTATCTTAACATTGACAGACGCAGAAACCATTGCTTCGAACAGCGATGCTGCCTTGCCACGGAATTCTTCTGACAGATTTTCGTTACCATCAAAGAGGGTTGCGAGTTCTGCTGAAAAATCTTCTTCAAGATCTTCACCATCTTCATCTTCGCTATCATCATCGTCTTCGATCAGATCATCATCTTCTGGTTCAAACTCTTCTTGATGAACGTTGCCCTTAGATGACGATTGATTAACAACCGATGCTGGGTCAGCAACAGTTTTAAAGTTTGGGGCATCACCTGGACCAGATGCAGATCCTGAAGACGAAGAAGTATCCTTGGCGTTTACGGCAACCTTTGCGCCCTGATTTTCGTCAGCATCACCATCACGGTCTTGGTGTGGTGCATCTGCCGAAGAACCTTGACGTGGTTGAGTTTGGTCGCCCGATGTATTTGACTTAGATGCCTTTGAGGTATCTTTACCGTTTGAGGCACCCATCTTTTCTGAGGAAGATGTGACCGAATTACCTTGCTTTGGTGCGGTCATATCACCGTCAGAAGCTTCAGTAATCGCTTGCTTTCCAGCAAGCAACTCTCTGATTTTTCTTTCTACAGTCATGTTTTTCTCCTAATTTTCGGAACTTAGTCTTTTATTTATAAAAAAGAAACTTTAAATCTTTGCAAGTCTATTGAGGAAATTCTCAAAAACTACCATTTTTGCTTCTTCGAGTTGCTTTTTGCTTGCCTTCTTGATGACCTTTTTCGCCATGTCATTTGTTTGTTCGGTCCATAGACCGTTAACAATCACCCATTCTTTATTTTCCATAATCCCTCTTACGAAAGCATCAGGAGCAGAAGGATCCGCAACAATATCTGCTGCGGTTGCAAGATGGAAATCGTCTTGAACGATCTGGACTCCATCTCTATTCTCTTTCAGAGTACCAAGTCCTCTTGAAGAAACACCAAGTTGACCACCTGATTCAATCAGACCACGAGCAATATTTCCCATGGGAGTATCAGTGATCTTCGCCTTACCCATCCAGTTATCGCCATCTCTATAGAGTTCGGTAACGATATGAGATACACGGTCAAGGTTGATTGACGGACCATCTGGGTGACCAAGTTCGCCGAATGCTCTCTTGTTCTCCACTGCTTCCGTCATATAACGCTGAACTTCTTTTTCCATAATCTCAGCAGGATACATACGCCCATTGCGATTCTTGAGATTTGATTGTAAGAAAACACCTTCAATGAAGAGGGATTTCTTGCCGTCTTTTTCTTCAGTGATATAACGAACGTTGTCGTTTACTTCAGTAATTAATTTCATTATCCTAGATCTCCTTGGTTCTGATGTTGTTGCGAACCATATCCAGAAACCTTAGCAAGTTCTAATACTACTGAACCAGTACCTGACGAGAAATCTACAACGATGTCTGAACCGTTTTCTTCGTTATCAGACCAACCCATGAATTCCATCTTACCACTACCCGACAAATAATATAGAACTGTGCTATTACGGGTAATTGTTGCTGTAGTGTCTACTGCCAGTGCCCAATGCAAAGTACGAATGTTCGCCTTTGGTGAAGATTGAGTTTCTGAAGTTTTCTTCAGATCGGTGGCAAGCGCGATGGTAGCGGATCCCGTGCCACGCACTTTCACCACACCATGAACCTGTGTTAGTTTTAGAACCGCCTTAGTTGCCATCTAATATTCCTTACTGGTATCTTGCTTTTTTCTGATTACGAAGGATCTTAAAATCGTGACCGTCAACCTTACCATTCTTATTGGCATCAATCTTATGTTGATTGCCCTTTAGTTCTTCAGACTTTAACGCATCTTGCATTTGTTGCTTTGTTCTTCTATGTTTTCTTTTAAAATCTGCATGTGACAATGATTCCATGTCCATCGCCAGATCTTTCATACGACCTTCTTCTAGATCGACTTCTTCTTTACGCATAGAAGAACGATTCTTGCCAACAGTTGCACTCATAGTGTCTGTTTTTGCTGAATTTCTAGCATTGTTAAAATGATTGCTTTCTGAATCTTGATCATTTTTGGCAGCAGCATTCTTGGCTTTTTCTAGATGACCCATAACAGTGGCACCATGGACCTTGACAATTGCTTTCTTGACCGCAGCAGCTTTCTTAGGTTCTGGTTTATCTCCCGCACCAAGAGCATGATCTGCATATTTGTTATACAAAGTGCGAATGGATAGATCACCTTCGCCTAGCATAATTGATTCGAATAAATCGAAATCGAATTCTTCAGACATCTTAACTTCGCCACGGCGACGCTTTAATGCCATTGTAACTCCAGCGCCACGCTTCTTCAAAGTCTTTGTGTCTTGACCATCTTTAGACCAGTCGCCGCCACCAACCTTCATTTTATCAGCAATCGGTTTGCCTTGTGCGATAGCCTTGTTGTAATAGGTGCGCACAGTTTCTCTGCTAAGTTCGTCAAGACCTTCAACCCCTTCATGGATATGAATTTCGTGCGTGCGACCAACACCTCTGACTATTTTGCCTTTAACTTTCCAGTGAAGACCGTCAATTTTTTGTTTGTGATTATCGAGGTCATCTCTTGAATGACCCCACTCACCACCAGCGTCTCTTAAATGTGCACTAACCGCCCAATGTGAATGCGTTGTTTCAAGACCCGAATAATGTCCATGTTTCCCATGACGATTTTTCGTTACTTCTTTAGTGTGAATCGTTGCTGAACCATCAGGGTGATATGTTGCTTTAGACACACCCCTCCACCCCTTTGCTGCTTTTTTTGCAGCTTGGTGTGCTTTAGAGTTCGAATCAAAGTTTTCATTCGCTTCGTCGAGATCTTCGAATTCTTCATTATATAAATGGCGAGGTTCTTGGTAATTAATCACATGATGTGTATGAGTTTTTCCCTCATGTTCAACTTTCTCATGAGATTCTTCTTCTCCGCCAGAATTTACGATTGCAGTAACTTCATGGTGATGTAAATGGGGGTTTTCTTTACTGATCTTACGATGAAGACCCTTATCAGAATAATCACCCAACTCTTTGTGCTGTGGTACTTTTACGGTATACTCTTTTTTACCAACATATCCACCATACTCTAAATGGGTTGGACCCTCGGATAAATACAGAGTTTTATTGATCTGTTCGATTAATTCTTTATACGTCTTCATCGGTTTCCCCTTCTGTTTCTGTTTCATCGCTCGAATTAAAAACAGCGGTTGCCATTTCTTCTTGACGAGCAGAAAGAATATCTGCAAGTTTTAAATCTAACGCAGCGTTGAAATCATCGCCTGCATCGGTCATATTACCCATTTCAATGTTATTTATTAA